TTTTAAATATAATTTTGATAAAAATAGAAATATAAAATCTATGAAAAGCGGAGATAGGCAAGTTGAATTTGTAACCGAGTTAAATGATGATGTGGAATTTAGAAAAAGTTTGAATCGTTTTAGAAAACTTGGAGTTATAAAATAAAGGTGGTATGTGATGTTTGAAGATTTTTTTGATACCGATGTGATAGAAGAAGTTAAAAGAAATACGAAAACAAAGACTGAATTTGGTTTGACAGTTCAAGGTTGGGAAGTCGTTTATACAAATGTTAAGTGCCAGTTGAGTGCTGGAATTTTAAGAACTACTGAGACTGGAGTTATAAATAGCTCTAAAAATTCGTATAAGATATTTGTTAGTAATGATGTAGAAATAAAGCAGAATGATATTTTGGTGGTAAGTAAAGGCGGAATAAAATATAAATTTAAAGCTAATAAACCTATAAAGTACACTGATTTTTGGGAACATCAGGAGGTATCGGTGGAGGAAGTGGAAAAAAATGAAACTTAGCGGTGACTGGGAAAAACTGGCAAAAAAATTAGAAAAGTTAGCTACTGATACTCCACAAAAAGTTGGAACTACACTTAAACAAGTTGCTGAGGAAACGATAAAAGAAGTGAAAGGGCAGACCCCTGTAGATACTGGGCAGTTGAGAATGGGTTGGCACAGAGAAGATGGTGGAAATTTTAAACAGTTAATTTTTAGTAATGTAGAATATAGCATTTTTGTTGAGTACGGTCATAGAGTTAGACACTCGAATAAAGTAGTGCCTGGCGTATTTATGTTGAAAAAAACTATAGAAAACTTAGAGCCTGTATTTAAAGATAAAATAGGTTCGACAATAAGAGCGGAGTTTGAATAATAATGGAATTTATGGATTTTATAAAAGCACTGAGCAAAAAAATATACGATTTTACAGATAAAGAAGTTGGAATTGATAATATAAATGCTTTGACTAGACCGTGCTACTATATCCAAGTAATTGACTACAAAAATGAGTTTTTTGCGAATTATAAAAAGAGGATATTCATTAGCTTAGACATTATATATATTCCTGAAAATGATGAAAATAATACAATGGAAGTTTATAAAGCGCTTGATGAGTTGGATAATATGTTTGAAACTAAAGGTAATAAGATTTTAAAAGTTAAAGATAGATGTCTAACTTTAAAAAATGAGCATACAAAAATGGTAGATGGTCTAGGTCATTACATTTTCGATTTAGATTTATTTGATGTGTATGGGACTGATTTAAGAACTTTTGATAATAGTATTGAAACAATAAAAGAGGTGTTGAATAATCCTGACACTGAAGAGATGGAATATGAAATATTAAAAAAATTACAATTATTTGATGAAAAAGGGGAAAAAGTGCCGTTATTTGATGAAAATGATAATTTAATTAGTGAAGAAGTGTTTAAAAAATTATCGTTATTTGATAAAAATGGAGTTCCTTTTAGTTATAAAACAATGAAGAATTTAAAAATAAAAAAATTAGGAGAGTGATAAAATGGCAATAATTGGACAAATTAATCCAAGTCCTAATATCGGTATTGCATTTAAGACTTTGGCAAGAACAGCTATTCAAAGAAGTGAGAAGGGTATTGTTTGCTTGATTTTACGAGATACTAAGGCTAGCCAAAAATGGTACACTTTTAAGGCTATATCCGATGTTGAAACGAGTGAATGGGATGAACATAGTGTTAAGTATATAAATTTAGCAATGCATTATGGGGCATTTAAAGTATTGGTAAGAGTTGTGCAAAGTGATGAAGACACAAATAAAGTGTTGAAAGATTTGGAAATGAGAAAATTCAACTGGTTAGCTTATCCACAAGCATTGGAAGCAGAAGACCAAACGGTTGTAAATTGGGTAAAGCAGCAATTTGGAAATACTGGTGCAATTGGTAAAACTATAAAATATGTATCAAGTTATGCGAATAAAACAGATCATGTAGCTATTGTAGAACTTGCAAATGGTGGAACATATAAGTCCATTTATGGAGATTTTACAGCACAGGAATATACAGTGGCAATAGCTGGACTTATTGCGGGTATGCCGTTAAATCGTAGTGCAGATAATTACACTATGAGTGATTTAAAATCTGTTGAAGACTATGAACCTAAACTTGGTAAATTTAGTTTATACAACGATGAAGAAGTGGTTAAAGTGAATTATGGAGTTAATTCTAAAACTACATTTGACAGCACTTGGAAAAAAGATACAAGAAAAATTAAAGTAGTTGAAGGTATGTGCTTTATTGCTGATGATATAAGAGATACTTTTAAAAATTATTGGCTTGGAAACTACATAAATGATTATGACAATAAAATGAATTTCTGCTCAAATATAACTAAAGTATATTTCAAAGAGATGTCACCAAATGTGTTAAACGGGGATTATGATAATAAAGTAGAAATTGATATTGAAGCACAGAAAAAAGTAATAATTACAGATGGGCTAGAAGTAAATAGTATGACGGATTTGGAAATTTTACAATATCCGACTGGCGATGATGTTTATTTAACTGGTGATGTAAGGTTTGTAGACACTATGGCTTCACTTAGTTTAGTAATGACAATGTAATGAAAAGGAGTTAATAAAATGTCGGAAAATATAAAAGGAAATAGAACAATAACAGGAGCTTATGGAGAGTTATGGCTTGATAATGAAAAAGTATTGGAATTAAAATCTGTAGAAGCTAAAATTACAGCGGAAAGAAAAGATGTACAGCTGGGGATTTCTGTTGACAGTAAAATAACTGGACTGAAAGGTGAAGGAACTATAAAAGTTTTTAAAGTTTATACTCGTGGAAAAAAAATACTTGAAAATTGGGTAAAAGGAAAAGATGTGAGAAGTAGAATAGTCACATCTATAAAAGATCCTGATAGTTTACGTGGACAAGAAGAACGGGTATCGATTGATAATGTTTGGTTAAATTCGATTGAGCTTTCAAAATTTGAAAGAGGAGAAATTGTGGAAGAAGAAATTCCTTTTGGATTTACTCCTAGCGATGTTAGATATGAAAATGCGATAAGATAAGAAAAGGTAGGTATGTAATGAAAAATATAACAGTGGAAATGTTGTTGGAAAACAGTAAAAAAATAGAAAAAAAAGACACAGTAAAGGTTAAAGTTGAAGAATTGAATGGAGCTGTTTTAGAATTAGAAGTATTAAACAGAATGGAAATACTGGATATTTTATCCAGTAATAGTGCAGACAAAGACAGTGAATTAATTTATACTGCAGGGAAAATATTTAAAGATGAAAAATTGATTACTGAATTGGGTTGCCAAATGAATCCAATTGAAGTTGTGCCAAAAGTACTAAGCCAATCTACCATAGTAAATATTTCAGAATTACTTATGAAAAAGGCTGGCTGGAATGAAAAATTTACTGTTGAAGAAGTGGTTGAAGAAATAAAAAACTAATTAAGGGCGACTGGAAAGCAAAAACAGTCGCTCACTATTTAAATTGTGGACATAGTCTGCAAAGTCTAAGGGAATTAAGTAATTCAGAGTTGTTGTTTATGTTTTTTATGATTGGAGGTGGATTAGAGAATGAGTGAATATAAATTGAGCGCATTGCTTGAATTGAAAGATAAGTTTACTAATGTAGCACAAAAGGCTGGAAGTTCATTGGGAACATTGAAAGATAAAGTTGGTGGTATAGCTGGTAAAATAAAAAACTCTTTCAGTGGAGTTCAAGGAGCATTGGCAACTGTTGGAGTTGGTATAGGAGCAGGGACAGCAGTTAGTGTATTAAAATCTTCTGTTGAAGCTTATGCGAATTTGGAAGACCAAGTTAGAAGAAATAAGGCTATAATGGGGGCTACAGTACAACAAGAAAAGCAACTTATGCAACAAACAAGAGATTTGGGTAGATCAACTAAATTTACAGCACAGGAAGTGGCAGAGGCACAGATGTATCAGGCAATGGCTGGTATGAAAACAAATGAAGTGTTAGAAATGACACCAAAACTTTTGAAAATGTCAATTGCGGCTGGAAGTGATTTTGCTCAAACTTCCGATATAGTCACAGATAACCTGACAGCTTTTGGTATGTCGTTAAAAGATTCTGATAGACTTATGGATGTAATGGTTGCAACAAGTAATAATGCAAATACCAATGTACAAATGTTAGGAGAATCTTATAAATATGTTGCAGCAACTTCAAGAAATTTTGAGAGCTTTGAAGATGTAAATATCTTATTAGGAGTGCTTGCGGATAATGGAATTAAGTCTGGTCAAGCTGGACGTAATTTAGCAGGGATTTACAGAAGGTTGGCTAATCCATCGAAACAAGTGGGAAATGCTTTAAAAGACTTAAATATTCAACTTTATGACCAGCAAGGACATTTTAGAGGATTAAAAGCATTATCTGATGATTTAAAAATTGCTACTGCAGGTCTTACACAGGAAGAAAGAAATAGATATTTAACAATGATTGCTGGTGGAGAAGGTATGAAAATACTGGCTTCTATTATGGGGACAACAGAAGAAAACTATAACAAAGTTGCTAATGCTGTAAGAAATTCTAGTGGTGCAACGGATAAATTTGCTAATGATATGAGTAATACAACGGCTAACAAAATAGCACAATTTAAATCGGCGATAGATGATTTAAAAATATCGTTAGGAGAAGCATTCGCCCCAATAGCAACTAGGTGGATGGAAGACTTTATGAAAAGAGTTGAAGAATGGCAAAAAAGCGGAGCATTAGATCCTGAAAAATTAAAAGGGCAAGCTGAACAATTAACAAAAGGTGCAGAAATAGGAATGAGAGGAATTATAGGAGCCAAAGGTGCAATTTGGGGAGCTCAATTAGGAACAGCAATTGGGGGACCAGTAGGAACGGCAGTAGGTGCTGCAATTGGTGGAGCTATTGGATATTATACGCCGGAAATAATAAAAGGTTTAATAGAACCGAAAGACCCAAAAAAAGAAAAAGAAAAACAAGAAGCTATAGCTAGAGCTTTTACTCCTGGAGCAAGTCAATCTGGTTATAATTCTAGCGATGGAAAGTTCCGCTATATGGGGTATTCTGATGTTAAAGTACCTTCGATGGCAGAAGCACAAAAAGAAGAAGCATCGAGAATTGCAAGACAAAAAGAATATGACAGAAGGTCATATGAAGCTTTGCAGAAGGTTGTGCTTGATATAAATGCGGTCAAAGCAAGGGTAGCACCACAGCAAAATTTAGCACTTACTCAGCAAGATAAGACAGCACAATTAACAAGTGCAATTTCACAACTTGTATCTAAACAACAAAATAATAATCCCTTGCAACCATTTGATCCGAGCGCTATAACTAATGCTATCAGTTCTGGATTAAGTCCATTAAATAGTTTACCAAGTCTTTTGAATACTAGTTTGAGCACAATGCAACCACCAATACCACAACCAGTATCAATAGAACAAGTTATAAATCATCAGGCTAATGCACAAATAGCTGCACAATTGTCAAATATAACAATAAATGATACAGCAAAAATTGAGAGTATAGCTAGACAGATAGCACAGAATGTTAGTCAAAATACATATAACACTATGATGTCAAATTTACAAGCTCAAATTCAAGCATCGCAATAATTAAGAAAGGAGTTTCAATATGAGATCAATATTTATGTTATTGCACGACACAGAACCGTTTATTTTTGTGATTCCACCGTCGGATTTCAAAATTACGAGCAGTCAAAACAGTGAAGTTGTAAAGATATTAGATGTTGGAGAAGTAGCATTAATAGGAGAAAAAAACATAAAAAAAGTCAATTTCTCTACATTTTTACCTGACAAAAAATCTAAATTTTTTAATTCTTTACTAAA